GTTCGATGCCATTATTCATCACCCAGATACAGTATAGCATATCTGGTAAGACGGTTAAAGTGTTTTACTAGATTTTAGTATTATCCTTGATTTTTCTCCGTTTTGGTCATAGCTATTTTGAAAATGTTGTGATACTGTGTGTTGCTACAGGAGGGAGGGAACACAATGCTAACGGAAACGCAGACAAACGGCGCACTCGCCTTAGAACAGAAAGACCGCATAATTATCATTCCGGCGCAGGACGAGATCACCGCAAGAAAGCTGCGCGTCGCAGCGTATGCCCGCGTCAGTTCCTCCAGCGAAGACCAGCTCAACTCCTACCGCGCGCAGAATCAGTATTATTCAGAGCTTATTTCCAATAATCCAGATTGGGAAATGGTCGACATCTACGCGGATTCCGGCATCACCGGCACTTCTGTTGACAAGCGTGAGGACTTCAAGCGCATGATGGCAGACTGCCGCAAGGGAAAGATCGACCGCATTCTGGTCAAGTCGATCTCGCGCTTCGCCCGGAACACGAAGGACTGTCTCGCAGCCGTCCGGGAACTCAAGGAGCTTGGCGTGAGCGTTCTGTTCGAGGAACAGGGCATCGACACCGCCAGAGTGTCCAGCGAGATGGTCACGGCGATCATGGCATCACTGGCGCAGAAACAAAGCGAGTCCATCTCGGGGAATGTCAAATGGGGCGTTCAAAAGAGAATGCAGGATGGCACATTCATTCCCTCCTACCTCCCATATGGTTACAGGCTAGTCAACAAGCAGATTCAGATCAATGATGCGGAAGCAGCTATTGTGCAGAAAATCTTCTCTGAATTCCTTGCGGGCAACAGCACCGAGAAAATTGCAGAAGCATTATGCGCATATAAAATACCGTGTAAAAATGGAAAGGTACAATGGGATTCGTCATCCATACGGTATATTCTAAGAAATGAAAAATACACTGGAAATTCAAAGTGGCAAAAATTTTATACGCCCAATGAGTTCCCTTTCCGTTGTAAAAGTAATCATGGAGAAGCATCCTCATATTGGGCAGAAAACACACATCCAGTCATTGTATCAGAAAATGAATATCGTCTGGCTCAGGAGCTAATGGAAAGAAAGTCTCAAAAAATTGCAAAAAGGCACGATAAGCCGTACCCATTACGGCAGAAAATCTATTGCGGATCGTGCAATTCCGTGTTTCGCAGAAAAGAAATCGGTACAACGGTCTACTGGGTGTGTTTGGGACATGACCGATCTTCGGGATGCACAATCCGGCAGATTCCGGAGGAAACCATCAACGCGGCTTTCTGCCGTCTGTACTACAAGCTCAAGCACCACGGCGGCCCCATCTTCTCGCAGATGCTCTCCAATCTCCAGAAGATCCGCTTTAGCCGGATGCTTTGGAGCGAAGACGTCATCTCTCTCAACAAGAAAATATCCGACATACTCAGTCAGGTTCAATTCCTAACCCAGCTTCAACAGGCGGGCGGCGTTGATCCTGATACTTTTATCTCATCCAATAACAAACTCAGCGAACAGCTCCGCAGGCTGAAGCAGGAAAAAGCAAGGCTTCTCGACACTGACAGCGACGAACTTGCAGACCGCACCCGCGATCTCA